GAAGTTCTCTTTGGTCGATAGCTTCAGACATCGGCCCAGCAGAAGACAAGTATTGAATTAAATCAATAAGATGTGATCTTCTAACAATCTTATCTTCCATTAATGGGCTGAATGGAAGCAACCTAAACTTAGGAGACTTATCAACAACTTCTCGTTCAAATGTATTGGCGTCAACGTCGTTTTGAACAAGCTGAGAAATACGCTCTATATTTATACCGGAAACATCTTTATGAACAATAGCCCATTTAAATGAATCCAAAGCTTTTCTAAACATTGTAGTGACAGCACGAACAACCTTTCTAGATCGAATAGAAAGTCGACCCTCAATTGCAGAACGAATCATATTTGCTTCGGCAGCAGTACGAATGTTCTTTACTTGACCCTGTTGATAGTCTGCCATTCCAGGCAACCAGCGAATAGAATCTACTGACTGACCGAGGTGTTGATTAAAGTCAAACGTTGTCGGCATTTCAGGACTAACAAAAATGTGTTGGTCAATTGTACCGTCTGGTGGGCCTTGAACCAAAGTTGGTTCCCACGACCGTGCATTTTTAAAACGTGAAAACTCGTCATCAGATCTAAAAAGTTTTGCATCAATCATCATTCGACGAGGAAGGCGAGCAACTACTTCTCTTCGAGCACTTACCAACTCATTAATATCCCTTTGGATTGGAGCCACCAATGACACATCAGAAATGCCTCTAATACGACCAATGCCAGGATGAAAGACAAGAACTTCGTATGGTCTTCCATAAGGGATCTCAGACTCCATAAGCACTTGTTTTGTATCGGGATGAATATGATAAAGCTTATTATGTTTAAAGTCCCAAAACTCAACAAGAGAAACGTATTCTTTCAGCCCTGCTTCACGAAGCTTAATTTCAGCTTCATCTTTCATTTGCTGGTAAACAAGACTTCTTGGATACGTGTCGCCTTTAATTGTCTTTTTAGGCTGAGAGTAAACACCACTTTTAATTCTAGATTTTAGGTCTTCAACATGAATTACAAAACGCTCAAAACACCACATGGCATCTTCAACACGCTTTGCATTGGGATCAAAGTGAACCTCCCAAGGCAACTTTGTTCTCCAGATTGGTCGTCCAAGATCAGAAGACCACATCACTTTAATGACACTCATATCAAAAATAAGAGCGTGAAGAATCAATTCACGCAAACTCTCATCAAGAGAATCTTCTTCTGCAAAAAAGTTTAATGCTGCAGCTACTCTTTTTCCTGAATAGGTCGGGTCTTGTGCCCGCGACGGAACCTTGTACGATTCTTGCCTTTGGTCCAAGGCTTCAACTTGTGGAAGATCCATCGCAAGCGACGACGCAATCGTATCAATAATAGGAAAAACTTCGTTTTGAATAGCGTTATAATGGCGTGCCGCGTCTTGTGCTGTACCGACAGAATAACCATCACCCATCCAAAACTCACCACGATAGTACGCCAAGTTTCGGATTAATTCTTCTGCTCTATTTTTTTGGAAATTTTCTTCTGTCTGAGTAATAAGAGTAGAGATTTTAATAATCTCTTTTTCTTCCGAAGAAATTTGCTCCAAATCTGACAATGCGTTCATCGGTGAGTTCCCCAAGGGCTATTTGAATCTATAGCAGATGCGCGATCAATTTTGTTCATTAACCGCCTCCAGTTTTTATTTGCTATATCACGATCACTCATTTTGCGATTTTCCCATTTAGCACCTATCTCAATACGCCAACCCCAAGCTGCGCCAGCCATAGCTGCTGCAAGGTCGTAGTGACCGCCAGATGCATCGCGAGAAAGCTTATCCCATTGTCCTCTATAATTAATTAATTGTCTAATGCATCGCTGTGAATGCATAACAAGAGATCCGTCATCAATAATTTCTTGTAGAAAGCTAATTGCTTGGGCCTTGCTCTTGGCTGTTGAATACCAGCCCGGTATGCGTGTGCTGCTTCCCTTATAGTTGCTGCTTGCTTTTCGGTGGTAAACATTTCTACAGCCGCTTGCCAACAAGTGAGACAGAACAGCCTCACCAACACCGTTTGCCTCAATGTATATTCGGGCATTATTATATTTTTTAGACCAGTCTATAAGGTAGTTGGACATCTTAAATGCTTCACTATGGCCCAAGTATTCGGCAACCTGTTCACAGTTGTCTATGTCAATTATCTGAACACCGAACATATCTCTAGACGCCCAAGATCCAGCGGGATCGCAAAATATAAGGTATCTATTCTTTTCCTTTGGAGGAACAAACTCGACATAAGGCTCAGTTTCTACATTAAGACCAGTACCCTTATCAATTAGCTGAAGAGCATCCATTAGTCTTTTTGTATTAAATATGGATTCACCGGCAAGAACCCAACAGTCAAGCTCATTGACCGGATACTCTGCTCGGAATTTTTCAATATTGTTTCTGCACTTTTGCAAGCCTTCTGTTTGCATCCAAAAAGCTTGTGCAGCCGTAATATGATTTTCGTCTGCATATTCTCTAATAAGAGCATCGGGCTTCCATCCTGGTGGTGGTTCAACCGAATATTCATTTACCATTGTCCACGGAACAAAAACCTTCATCCATTTACTGTGTGGGTTTTCAGAATCCATACACAATTCGTGAAGTTGATCTCCATGATACCGTGGTGTTGACTCTGCAATAACAAAACCACCGTCACCAGGAACAGCGTTTAGTGCTGAAGTCCATGCTTCTGGACCCGCAACTTCAGACCACGCAGAAATCTCTGTAGCCATAAGAACCTGAACGGTTTCACCACGTAGAGGCTCTTCATCCTTTACAGAGGCTACAACCATCCTGCTATCAAGGCCGGGAAACTCCAAAGTCCTCTTTAAGCCTGTAGTTTTCTTTGGCTTTAATTGTGCTGGCATGTGTCTATGAAAACGTACAGCCATTTCAGATAGGTTTTGCGCCATCTGTTTTTTATGTGCTAACAATCCAACGCGGCAACCTTTTCTAAACATTGCATGTTGTGTAGCTACACAAGTAAAAAATGTACTGCTACCTTCTTGTCGTGGCTTTACATGCACAAGCCATTTTCTGTCCGCATAGCACTGCTGAACAGCCGCAGCTAAAACTCTTTGATGGTCCCAAAGCTTAAATGGAACAAGAGCGCCGCTCTTTGCTCTAATTTTATTTAGGTGGCAATACTTGTCTGGATTCCAGAACCCTTCTTCATGTGGAAGAATTATTCTTGAACCGTTGCTCACTTAACTCCACCATTAAAAACATTAAATGGTCCGTTAGAAGTAAGTGTTTCAACGACGTTTGATTCTTTAGTAGCTGGATTTTTAGGCTGAGAGTACCTGCTTTTATCGGACAAAGTTTGACGAGAAACGGTTACAATAGACATCATTGCGTCTACATCTTTCTTTTCAAGCAGTCCTAAACGATAGTTTTTCAATAGATCCTCGCACACATGGAGAATTCCTTGATAAGATTGAAGTGAGAAACGGGGATCTGCTACCGGCTTTTTATCATCTTCCATAATTTATCCTGTACTTGTAACTCTATGTTACAGGTCATATAAGTAATGTACCAGATAAATACCACAGTTTTTTATTTGGACTTTTAATCAACAACCGAGGTTTTCATGCCCGCAGCAAAAAAAACAACAGCAACAAAAACTAAAAATGTCACAGTAAAAAAAGCACCAATGGCTGACATTACTCCAGAACCAGTAGCACAAGTAAAACGTCCTGGTCGTCCGCCAAAAGCAAAAACGTATTCATTTACAGCTTATGTAAATGGAAAACCACTAGAATTTTCATTTGATGATCATGCTGCCTTTAACGCAGCTTTTGTTCAAGTATGTCATAAACCTATTACTGGTCGGCCAGCAAAATTTATCTGTAATGGTAAAGAATACTTTATTGTAAAAGTAGATTACGTAGTACGTGATGCCTGAAAAAAATAGATACGCAAGATCAAGCAATATGCAGTCTGCTAGTGGCACAGCCTCTACTTACAGGGGCGACGAGGTAAAAGCGTCTCGTAAAGCTAAAAGGACAGCAAATGCTCTTACTGGTATTGGTATTGGGCTTAGTGCTCTTGCACTAGTAGCTACAGGCGGTGCCGCAGCACCGGCATTAACAGGAGCAGGAAAAGCGGGTCTTGGTCTTCTATCTCTTGGAAGCGGTGCTGCTGGCATGGGTGCCAGTGGCGCCGCCGCCAAAAAAGGAAGCATTGATCAATACTTGGCAACCCCACCTGGATTACCTAAGAGTTACTAATGGCTGAATGCGGAAAAAACTTTTCAAAACGTGTAGCTAATAGAGTAAAGCAGGCAGGCGTTTCGGGTGTA